CAATTGCGGACTTACACTATAATCTACTTGCCACGAGTTTTGTGGCGGGAAATGATTACAATAAAGAAGTGGCCAAGAAAAATTTCTTTACAATTATTGACCAGACGCGAAAGCGTGTCACAGACAAGAAGATTACGCAGATTTTACTTGTTCTCGGCAACGATATGATGAACGCAAACGGTATCGCCGGAACAACCTTTAAGGGAACACAGCAAGACAATGAAGGTCATTTCTTTGAGGCGTTCTTGGAACTGTCAAATATTTTGGTTGAAGGAATTCAGATGCTTACGGAAGTTGCGCCAGTACAAATTGTATTTGTGCCCAGCAACCACGATAAAGAGTCTTCGTGGCATCTCAACTTAGTGCTGTCGGTTTATTTCCGCGAAAACGAAAACGTTAAAACGGACATATCGCCTTTACCTAGGAAGTACGTAAGGTTCGGCAGTACGATGTTTATGTTTACACACGATGCAAAAATAACAGAAATCCCCCGCATGTTTTTAGATGAAACGAGCGAAGAGGGTGTGCAATACTATGACGCAATGCTTGCCCATTTACACAGTGAATCCGTTGTGCAATCGGGCAATGTGACAATTAGGCGGTTGCCTACAACGAGCGGAAATTCCGCGTGGACAACGGAGCAAGGATATAATGCGCGAAAAGCGCACCAATCATTCATTTATAATAGTGAGCTGAATCTCACGGATATACTATATGTAACGGTATAATTTTATAAAAGGGGTGGTGTTATGGGTTATTTTGTCGGAGACCTTGTACTTTTCTTTAGAAGTGGAAAATGGACACATGGTGTTGTAGATGAAATAACAACGGAGGCGATATATATTCGCTCGGAGCACATCCCATACCGATGGACGATTCAGGAACATGAGGCCAATAAAATCGAGTTGTGGGCTCGAAATAATTAAAAGGTGGATTTACATTATGTTGACAAATATTGAGTCTTCTTATATTGAAGAAGATGTGGAAGTTGAAATTCTGGTTGTAAAGAACGAAGACGGTGTTATTGAGTACATTGACATTGTTGGGCCATGTGAGATGTGTGACGACTTACATATCTATACCCGGTTTTTACCTATAACAGACGAACTGCTACAAGACATGATTGAAGAAAATGAAGAATGCGCTTGTTGTTGTGGCTGCGATATTTGTAAAGAAGTTCAATTGTCTTTTGAAATCGAAGTGGAAGACGAAGAGTTTGACGAAGACGAGGTTTGCAACTGCGAGGATTGTAAAGAAAAGCGTCGCAAGGCATGTAAACACCCAAAGAACAACTACCAGTATCATTAAGATTACAATTCGTTTTGTGAAGTGGCTCAGCGTATAGTACGCAACCCGGTAATGGGCGAGCTCCAACGAAACGAAAAGTAAGCCAATATGTGGGGACAGAGGTAGCTCCTTTTCTGAATGCTGCAACATTCGGATTACCCACAGTAAAATCTTTTGCAGGAGGAAATATGGCTGGAAAAATTAAGGATAGAACTGGGGAAACTAACACAAACAATACTGGACACAAAATGACAATTACTGAATATTTTGGTGTTTACGATATAACTGTTATGTTTGAAGACGGGAAAACAAGAGAACACATGTTCTATAGCTGTTTCAAAAAAGGATATATTTGCCATCCAGATAGTCCGCGCATACAAGATAGGACGGGAGAAACAAATTTAAATGCTTCTGGGCTGTTGATGAAAATCGTGAACTTTAGAAACGTGCATGATATTGACATAGAGTTCGAGGACGGTTATGTTGCCAAAAACAGACGTTATAATAAGTTTAAAGATGGCTCTATTAACAATCCTTACTATTGCAGCTTACATGGCGTAGGGTATTATGGAGATACCAGTTCTGAAATTTATAAAAAATATGCGGGAACAAAAGCCGTCACAATGTGGAAAGGCATGATAAAACGTAGTTTTTCTAAATTGGAATTAAAACACAAGATTGCCCAAAGAAGCAACGAGGTTAGTGAAGATTTTAAATGCTTGGTTAATTTTTTAAAGTTTTATGATGAAAACGCTTATTATATTGGGGAAGAGCTGGCCTTGGACAAAGACTTGTTGAGTTTAAAAGGAAGACGCTTATATTCATCTGAAACATGTTGTTTACTTCCAGACAGATTAAACAACCTGATTAACGTTACGCATGCGAAGCAGAGCTCGGAACCAACTGGCGTATGTAAAAGAGAAAACGGCCAGTTCGGAGCAAAAGTTCTTATTGATAAGAAGCCAGTTAATCTCGGAACTTTCGACACGCCCGAAGAAGCGTTCCTTGCCTACAAAACAGCTAAAGAAGCCTACGTCAAACAAGTAGCAGACGAGTATAAAGAAAAATACCCACAATTCCCAAAGAAAGTCTACGATGCACTATACGCGTGGACTGTTCCAGAGAGATAGTAATTCTGAGAGGAGGTGACTTCCCTTGGGCTACTTATAATTATATACTTTTTAAACCTTCTTGAATATTGTAGACGAATAATATTTTAGGAGGTTTTTTATGGCAGTGAATTTGATGAAAACAATGGATGGTTCCGAGGTTCAGGTTCCCACGACAGGAAAGGCGAATGCTGCTTTGACGACAGGGATTATTGGGACAAGCCTTGCAGGATTGCTTGCTCTTGGTGGCACAAACGGAGGTCTGTTTGGTGGCGGTGGTATTGGTAATGGGGTAGACAAAGATTTATTTTATCAAACCCAAATCAATTCCATTAACGTGGCCAATTCTCAGTTGGCCGATGTCAATGCTAAAATCTGCGACCTGCAAAGTCAGATAGCAATCGCAAATACGGCCAACACTTATCAAAATACAATCCGCGATATGGGCTTCGCGGCGGTAGACCAAAGATTTAGGGACACCATGCGGATTGTTGATTATGAGATTGGTGCTCGGACGTGCAAATTCGTCGAGGGAAATGTTTTCTTATCTCCGCGCAATTTGGCCGATAATTATATCTCTCCCACCCGCGTACTCGATTCGCATGAACCTCGCTATCTCGACGAACAGCGTCATCGCTTCGGCTATGACTGGGGCTGGGACGGTGGCTGTGCTCCCTGCGGACGTTAATTAAATCTTATCAACATTATACACATTATTCACGTTCTTCACTTTAAAAGGAGGGCGTATTTTTATGGATATGGGATACTATGGGTTATTTCAGAACCCCTTGCTTACAGCAACTCAACCCCAACAATTTCAACAACCCCAAAACAACCTACGGCTCACCGTTGAGCAACTACAAGCACAACAGCAACAACAAAAACCGCAATCCAACGCCTACACGGATGGCGTAAACCTACTTCAAAACTGTTCTCTCTACACGCGGGAGAAAATTTCTACTGACCGTAGATTCCAAAACGCAGACAAACAATTTGAGAATGTAATTTCTCAGTACATATATGCGCAAGTAATTCCTTCCGTGCTTCAAACAAATGAAGGTCAAATTGCCGCAGAAAATTGGTATCAAACGCTGAAACAGCTTAAGGCAGAATACGATGAGAGCGAACTTGAGAAAGACCGCGCCAGAGAACAACTTCTTTCTGACCCAGTAGTTCTAGCTCGCCTCGCAGAACTTCAAAAAATCAAGGAGGGTAGCCAATGAGCACAAAAGCAGTCCTAGCAGGATTGGTTGAGAGAAATGTGAGTCAACTCTACACATCCATCAAAACCCAAGTCCTCTCTCTGGCTAACTCCAATCCTGTCGCAAAAGTTTTCGTTGAAGCACAACTGAAAGCCAACGAACATACTTGGCTCACAGAACTTGGCAAACAATGCGACCTTGTTGTGGAGGCAGCTTGTCCAAACGACGCAATAGACCTAAACGACGCAATTCAAAATGCGAACGACCTTATTAACGCCAAAGTCTCAGACTTTCTGGCAACAAAATTCGGAATACCGCGAGATACAATCGCGATTTTAATTGAGAATATTTTAGCGAGGTGACACCATGCTTTGTCCAAATTGTAAACAATTGTGTCGCTGGGTAAGCACAAACACCGACTATGGATGGAAGTGTTTGTTTTGTAAATTTAGTACATTAGACCGAAAGGAGGGCGATGCCGTTGCCGAAACTTATTAACGGTAAAATCCCCGCAAGTGGTGTTGCGGAATCATTCAGGGAAATTGTTGGTTGGCCCTACGTTTCGCCCGGTTCCAACGACAGAAGCGGAATTGACTGCTCTGGCGCATGGTGTCGTTGTTTTAGTTCTTATGGTCTTTCTATATATCATGGGTCGAACACCATATGGCGTACCAGACTCACATCAAAAGGGGAAATTAAATCAGTCGCAGACCTTAAAGTTGGAATGGCTGTTCTGAAAAGACGTTTTGATGGGAATGAGCCTGATAAGTACAAAAGCGACGGAGATGGCAACTTCTATCATATAGGCGGTGTTGTTTCCGTAAATCCGCTACAAATTATTCACGCCACCCCAGACGTTGCCAAAATTGATACGAAAATCGGCAATTGGACGCATTGGGGAATTATAGACAAGGTAGACATAGACTATCAAGGAGGTGGTACGCCCGTGACTTCTTTATATACTGCGGTAGTAACCGCGCAATCTGGTTCAACCGTCAACGTTAGGGCAACACCTTCTTCTGGTGGAGCCTTAGTAACGAGGCTGAATGTTGGTACACAGGTCAGCGTTCTCCAAGAACTTGGCGAATTTTCTTTTATTGAGTGGCAGACTGGACAAGGTTATATGATGGCAAGCTTCCTTCAAAGAGAAGGTAGTGTGCCAGCACCCATCCCCCCGTCTAGTGATTTGGTGAACTTAATTTTACCAAGAGAAACTGCGCTCGCGTTGAAGAACGCGCTCAATGGGGTGGTTTAGTTGCCTGTCAAAAAAAAGATTGACTTTATGCAACTTGCAATAACTTTCAGCCTTACATTTACCGCCCTCGTGTTTGTGGCGGCGATGGTATTAAGATGTTTTGGCATCGACACGTCGCACGAGACAACCTTAACCGCTACCGTCTTTGGGGGAGAATTGGTTCTAGGTATTCTGCGAGTCCTCTCAAAAGACAGAGTTTTAAGCGCAGAAGAGTCTCGTTTGGATGTCGCAACACAAAATGTAAAAAATGCGATACAAACCGCCGCAAACAAAGTCGGACTGAACAAAAACAACAATACAAACACAAGCAATGGCTAAACTATAACGAATATTCGTTACAATTTTTTTGAAAGAAGGTATATTCCAATGTTTGATTTATCTAACATCTTAACCTCCATCATATCCCTCGGCGTCTTCGCCCTTGTCTGGATAATTGGTAATAAATTAAAACCGTGGTTAAAGACAGTCATTCCGCAAAACGCATATGACTTCCTGTGCAAAATTGCCAAAGAAGCAGTTTTCGCAGTTGAAGCCCAATTTGTTGGAGCAGGCGGCGTAAACAAATTTAACGCCGCAATGGAACGTATACTTGACCTGCTGGCAAAAGCAAACCTGACCTTCTCTCAGGCGGCAGTTACAGATGCAATCGAATCCGCATGGCTTCAAATGGTGACTGCACAGCAACCGATGGTTGTTGAAATTGTAGAAGAAATAGAAGTTATAGAAGATGAAATAGAAGAATAACTTATTGTGGCGCATCTGAAATATGGTGCGCCCTCTTTAAAAAGGCGGTGGACAAATGTTGGGATTTGACGCAATTAATTTTTCGCCAGCAACCAAAATTATAGACCGCACACAAACCCCTTGTACTTTTGCGGAATGCAGCGTTTGTCCCCACAGGCAGAAATGCCCGAAGTATGTTTTACTTCTTGAGGAAATGCTGGTCGCAAAAGCCAAAAAAGTGGAACCCTTATCTCAACCGGATGAGGTGATAGTCGGTGTCCTTAATGCGCTCATACGCAAAACCGAAGAGCTTGAAGCCAAGCTCCAAACTGGTTCGGAACAAAATTCGGAACAAAAGGTTGTTTCCGAGAGCTATAATTCATCGCCAAAAACAAAAGAAACCATTCCCCAAAATGGAGAAGGATTTTTGGACGGAGACGATGTTGTAACGCTCGCCCCTTATACTGGTGAAAATACAACAGCGTGGGTTGAAAAGAAATCAATATTCGGACGACCCACTGGAAAATTTGTTGAGAAAAAAGTAAAATAAATTATAGACATCATCTTGATTTTGGCAACATGTCGCCATGAGCGACTTTGTTAGCATAAAGGAAGGTTGGTGTTACCACGATGTACAACAGGAATTGCGCCGGAGGTTATCTCGGAACCCCATTCGACTACCACCACAATGATGCCCCACTTGGCTCCTGTCTCTACCCAATCCGTTTTCTCAGCGTCGAATCGTTAACTCTAAACGGATGCGAGGTTGCCGTACTCATCCCAGACCAATTATTTTTTGAAAAGATTCATTGCGGATGTAATCAATGTGCAAAATTCTATGGTGAGTTTTGTTGCTGCCTAGATTATGGCGACACGCGACAAATTTATATCAGCTTAGACGGAACGACCAATTGTATCGCGCCTCTCTTTGGACACAACGGCATCATCATTCGTATGGACTGTGTGCAGCCTTTTGGCAACGCTTACAAGAAACTTCAATTCTTGGCTGTGTACGACGAAAACAATCCACATTTCTGTTTATATGATTATTATAAGAGCCATCGCCCGTGCTGCGGACACATGAACCCTCCTAGCCCTCCCCAAACACAAATGACCCTATAATTGTAACACATTATTGACATTATAACATCTAAAATGTTACAACGCAAAAAAAAGGAGGGTTACGATTTATGATGTCGGAAAAGATGATAAAAGAAATTGTGGCAGATATTGACGATTGTATCTGTGCAGCAAAACATTTTTACTTTCAAAAAAGTGATGTATTTGACATGCTTGGATTATGCGGCTACAAACGTTTGATGGAACTAAAATGGATGAAAGAAATCCGTATGAAGAAAATGCTACACAGGTTTTCTGTGAATGACTTAGGATTCATTGTTCCCAAATATGACCCAGATAAGCGAGAAGAGCTTATTCACAATCAGCTATACAACCTTGACCGCATGAATGTTGATGGAAGACTCGTTAAGGATACGGTTAAAAATACGTTTGATGAATGGTTGGAAATGCTGGAGCGTGACTACTTGTATTTTATAGAAATATGGTATAAGTTAATTGAAAACAAACAAGTTGACCTCGCATGTTTTGTTGAAAAGATGGTCAAACACCACGAAATAAAGATTAAGTATCTTACTAGGGAAATAGTTAAACTAAAGACAGTAGATTACGATGTTTGGTACATTATGGAAATGCAGGAAGCACTTCACGATAAAATTCGTGACCATCACATGTCAAAAGTTCACTGGTAAAGTGGTCGATTTCGACCATCATTATAGACATTATAGATTTTTATGCTCCCACGGGTTATTGCTGGTTCGACTCCAGCACGGAGCACGTCTTATGGACATTGTAAACATTATAGACGCTCCCCTTGTTGGGAGCAGAAAATTTTCCGAAAGGGTTGATATAATGCCTGTATCCAACAGGAAGCCTCGTGCAAAACCACGCATACCCAAAGTTGCTAAATGCTACACTTGCGTTGTGTGTGGGCGCGAATCAAAAGAATCCGAGTTCTATATGAATAAATACTCACCATTGTGGGTACACAGCGACAGTCGCGTTCCAATTTGCAAAGATTGCTTGGCCGAAAGACTGGAACAATTAACGGAAAAATACAAGTCTGGTGCGTTGGCAATGCACATGTGCATGTATATTATTGATTCGCCATTCTATCCGGATGTATACGAAAAGCTACAGGAGCGAGAAGGTAGTGCGGGGGTGCTGCTTGGAACATATTTGCGCCAACTTCAACTTGGACAATACCGCAACCGCAACTATTGTAACACAATTATGGACAAGGTAACAATCCAGCTTGAAGAAATGGCAAAAAACGAATCAGAACCTGAACTAGAAGAAAGAACCGTCCGCTGGACAAAAGAAGACAGGCAGAACCGAGATTTCGCAATTTCCGTGGTTGGATACAATCCGTTTGAAGATATTGGTCTGGACGATTTTGATAAAAAGACACTGTTCAATACTTTGGCTGGCTATTGCGACAACGACAGCGTTAGGCGCGACAACCACAAGATTCAGTGTATTTTACAACTCATTCAGGCGCAATTACAGGTTACGAAAATTGACCGAATTATCAACGAAATGTTGCGCAACCCAGAACTGGACGAGAAACTAATTCAAAAACTTACATCTACTAAGAAGCAATTGTTGGACAGCATTGCCAATATTGCGAAGGACAACAATATCGCATCTAACTATAATGATAATTCTAAGGTTGGGAAAGATACGCTTGGGCAAAAGATGAAGGACATGGCAAAAGATGGGTATGAGCAAATAAAGGTAAACTTGTTTGATGTCAAAACATCTGCCGCCATGAAACAAATCGCCGACCTAAGCAACCAAAGCATTATTGAGCAACTTACGCTGGACACAAACGATTACTCCGACATGGTAAAGGAACAACGTATCCTAATTCAATCGCTTGAAGCGGAACGCGATAGCCTTGCGGAAGAAAATAGAAATTTCAAAAATCAAGCTGAATTGTTAGCGTATGGCAAAGGGGGAAGATAAATTGGAATTTTATATCCCCAAAACAAAAGCAGAACTTAGTCAGAGAAAGCTGGAAGAGTATTCTCGTTTTGAAAAAATTACAAACTGGGGAAGGCAAAACCCAATTCAATTTATCACACAGGTGTTTGACATCCAAATGATTGATTATCAGTCGTGGGTTATGGGAAATATGTGGCACACACCCTTCGTGTGTTTACTTGAGGCTCGTGGTGCTGGCAAAGATACACAAATGGCGATTTTTCTAATGGCTAAAATGATGCTTATCCCAGACTATAAAATATACGTTTCATCAAATACTCATCCTCAATCCGTAGAGTCTTTTAAGAAGATTGAAGATATCGCGCTCCAGCGACTTCCCTCATTCAAAAATCTAAACGATATTTTTCAGATGGAGTTAGAGCGTGGCGCAAACAATCCCAGCGGATTTTCTCACAGCCCACATGGACACACATTTAGACTTATAAATAACTCCGAGCTTCTTACTCTGTCTAGTAACTTAGAGGGTGTTCGCGGTAAGCGCGGGTCTGTTTGGTTCAATGAGGTTGGATGGCTTTCGGCAGAGGCTTTGGCGGTTGTAGAGAACTTTGCAAACGTTGACAGCAACTTCTCTACATCAACATCAAAAATAAAATGGATTGAGCCACAAAACATGCCCCTACAGTTGTTATATACGTCCTCTGCCAGCGACTGCTCAATGGCCTTCTATGATAAGTATAAGACATTCTCAAAACGTATGATTATGGGTGATAGTAACTATTTTGTTTGTGATATAGACGCATACGATGTTCTAAATTACTCCACTATCAACGGCGAAAAAATTACAGCGCATTTAACAGAGGAAAATATCGCAAAAGCCTTTGAAGAGGATTCAGACTTAGCTGAACGCGAACTTCTCAACAAGTTTCGTCGCGGAAGTGGCGCAAATGCACTCGTCCCAATGGAGTTGCTGGTTAAGAATTCAGAGGTTCGCCTACCCTTGTTTTATAACGACACGGGGAAGAGGAAGTTCATTTTTACCATTGACTCGGCTAGAGCTCACGATAACTCAGCAATGACAATCTGGGAACTGTATGAAACCGAAGAGAAGGGTTTGTTACTTCGTCTTGTTAATGTCATTTCCTTAGTCGATAAAGATTCCCGCAAAAAGACCCCGCTTCCAATGCCGGAACAAGTTGCCATTATACACGAACAAATGTTGAAGTATAATGGGGAGGATGAAAATGAGTGGGATAATATTGAAATTTATATTGACGCTGGTGCAGGGGGTGGCGGACTTGGCTCAATCGCAGACCAACTGCTACTTGACTGGACTGATGCCCAAGGGCAAACGCACAGAGGATTAGTTGACAGCGAGCATCCGCAACACGAAACCGCAAAGGTTAGGTATCCCAATGCCGTTCGTGGCAGAATGCACTTAATTGAGCCAATTAAATATCGCAAAATTATTTTTGATTCGCTTGAAAAAATGATGCGACTTGGCGTTATGAGTTTCATGGATTACGACAATCGCGAATATCTTTTGTTCGAAGATGCAAAAACGGGAGAATTGATTCCTCACACATTGACGGATGAAGAAAAAATCGCTCTGGTTTTCAATAATCTGGCAAAAACAGAAATATCATACATGTGCAAATACGACACTCCGAATGGCGGAATAACGTATGACCTAGAAAAGAGCAAGCGTAATACATTACATGACGATATGGCTTATTCTTGTGCCTTAGCCGCATATGCTCTTGCTGAAAAACGTCGTCGCGATTTAGTAAACAAACCTGTTGAAAAATCAGACTTTTCTGCAATCATAGGGTTAAGCAGAAGACCAGATATATACTCGTCTCATCACAATATGAGAAAAACGCTTGCAGAGCGGAGAGGAGGTAATGCCGCATGGCGGAGGTAACTAAACGTGGCCCCGGTAGGCCAAGAAAACAGCAATCCGCAGTCGCGGGGGTTTCGCGTAGTGTAGATACAGGCTTTTTTAACAAATTACAACAGTATGACAGAAGCGTGTTTAAAAAAGAGGATAAAAAAAATATTCTTCTTGCAAAAACCATCTCTAATTATACGATTGAGCAGCTCGAGTTGCTACTGGCTGACCCAGTTAGAAATAGGACTCAGCTTATCGAAGTAAATAACTACTTCTGGAATATTTCTGGATTTTTCCGTACACTGATTACACATTATACTGATATGATATTATATCGCTATCACTATAAAACAGTAGCCAAAAATCAGGCGTTTCTAAAAGTCAATAAAAATCAGTTCCAAAAAAATTTCATTAGTTATGGTGCAAGAATTGAAGAGCTCAATCTTGGCCAAGAGTTGCAAACAATTCTCATTAAGATGGCACTTGAAGACGCATGTTTCGCTTGGTGGGCAGAAGAAACAGCGGGAGAACCGTGTGTTTATTATTTACCGTCAAACTGGTGTTCAATTCGCGCTGAAGTCAATGGGGTTTGGGTGTTTGATATTGATACTCGCGTCGTTAGCCAAGCCGATATCAACAAACTACCAAGGATGTTACAGAAGCTTCTAAGCAAACACAAGGGTAAAACTGGCGACGAGGCATTTGCTCCAGTTAGCCCGTCCGAGGGGTTTGTATTTAAGTGGAACAACCACTTCCAATATATTTTCCCGCCATTTACAGCTTTGCTCATCAACATCTTGCGCATTGCGCAAATGAAGGATTTGGAACAAGCAAAGGCCGAGCTCGACGCATGGTCGCTTGTGCACTTGGAAATCCCAATTGACCCCAAAGGCTCTGATAGGGCAAATCCGCTCTTGCTTTCTGATGATGTTATTAGTCAGTATGTTCTTGGCATCCAAGACATCTTGCCGCCAAATGTAGGTATTTTACCGAGCCCCTTTATCGCAAAAGGTATAGAGATGAATAAGAATATGCAAAAAGACCGCAATCTTGTTAAGGATGCGGTTGGGCAGTATGCGGCGGAAGCTGGCGTACCTGCAAATATTATTCTTGGCGAAGCAACCTCTGCATCGGAAGCGGCGCAAAGCTTGAAGAATGACGAATCTACTATGTGGCCAATCTTGCGCCAGATTTCTGATTATGTTAACCTAAAGATGCGAATGGATGGTTGGGATTATCCTCAATATTCGTTTGTTTTCGAGCTTCTTAACATAAGTGTCTACAACCAACAAGAGTTTATTTCAAGAGAACGCGAGAATGCCGCTATCGCCGGAATTAACAAATTCGAATTCTATGCTGCGCAAGGATATAGTCCAACACAGGTTATTGGGCAAGCTTTTGTTGAAGGCGAATTGTTTGGCGACATGTTGAACAATTTAACGGCGCTTGGTAGCGCTTATAACGGCGGGGGAAATTTGGGTGGCGATGGAGCAGGAAGGCCGAAAAAGCCCGATAGTGAAATTGGCGACTCTGGC